AAAAGAACAAAAATGGGAGAATTTATCCGTTAGATATTCTTGAAAAAGAAGTGAACCGATATGTCAAGGAATATGTAGAACCAAAACGTGCATTTGGAGAACTTGGACACCCTGACGGCCCGACAGTTAATTTAGATCGTACTTCACATATGATCACTTCCTTGGTAAAAGAAGGTAAGAATTTTGTTGGACGAGCAAAGATTTTGAACACACCAAATGGGCAAATTGTTAAGTGTTTGATTGATGAAGGTGCAAGGTTAGGTGTTTCCTCAAGGGGAATGGGAACATTAAAAGCAGATACAAAGAACTCTCAGATTGTACAAAAAGATTTCTATCTTGCAACTGCCGCAGATATTGTTGCAGATCCTTCTGCTCCTAATGCTTTCGTTGAAGGTATTATGGAAGGGAGAGAATGGATTTGGGATAATGGATTTTTGCGAGAACAAGATTTAGAACGGGCAAGGAATAATATTCTAAAAGCCTCTTCCAGAGAGCTCGAGGAAGTAAAATTGAATGAGTTTAAAAATATATTGTCAAAACTATGATTTTATAAATATTAACAGTAAACGAATACTAACTTTTAGGAGTTTCAATGTCTATGGAAAATACTAACGAAAAAGTTCTGGAAGAAACTGAACAAGAAGAACTTGTTGAAGCTCCAGAGCAAGAAGAAAACGAACAATCGGAAGAAATTCTCGCCGAAAAATCTAAGACCAAAGTAAAGGAAGGCGAATTGCCTCCTGCACTACAAAAAGCAATTGATAAGAAAAAAGGTAAAGATGATGATGACGATGATGACGAGGATGATGATGACGAAGAAGAGGATGAATCTGTGAAAAAAGAAGAATTTAAAATTCCTCTTACTAAAGCTGGAATGATCAAGGCCCTTTTCGATAGAGTCAGTAGCATGAAAAAAGAAGAAGTTTCTACTAAATGGAAAGACCTTATGGGTGTTGCAGAAGCATCACTGAGCGTTGATGATTTGGGTGGCCCAACCCCAAGCGGGCCAGACGATGCAGATCCGAAAACAGGAGATCCGCAACCCGGCAAAAAGAAAAAGAAAATTAAAGTTGATATTCCAAAAATTGATGTTAAAGAAGACATTGAAGCACTGGTACAGGGTGAAGAACTTTCAGAAGAGTTTAAAACCAAAGCAGCAACAATTTTCGAAGCAGCAGTTCATCAGAAAGTGATGGAAATTGCAACTAAAAAGACTGAAGATCTCGAAAAAGAGTATCAAACTAATCTTCAAGAAGAGATTATTTCATTCCGTGACGAATTGACAGATAAAGTCGATGGTTATCTCAACTACGTAGTTGAAGAGTGGATGAAAGAGAACGAACTTGCGCTCGAAGGATCACTGAAAGGTGAAATTACCGAAGAGTTCATTGGTGGACTTAAAGATCTCTTTACCGAGCATTATATCGAAGTTCCAGACGAAAAAGTTGACATCGTTGAAAGTCTTTATGACAAAGTGGAGGAACTTGAAGAAAAATTAAATTCTCAAATTGAGGATAACGTTAAAACTAAAGACGAACTCAATGAATATCGTAAAGACAAAATCTTGGAAGAAGTTTGCGAAGATCTTGCAGACACACAATCTGAAAAGATGAAATCTCTCGTAGAGGGTGTTTCTTACGAAGAGGATGCAGATAATTTTGAGAATAAAGTTAAAACGATTAAGGAAAATTATTTTCCAAATCAAACTAAACAAGATGAAAATGTTGAACAAGAAAGTGATGGATCAGAAGTGGAGGAAACTCCAGAGATGAATACCATCATGGAAGCATATAGTAAAGCTATTGCTCGTAAATAATAATTTTTAAATATTTTTTAACAATATAAGGAGTTTAAAAAATGCAACTCTCAGAAACAATTAATAAAAAGTGGGCTCCAGTATTGGATCATCCAGATCTTCCTGAGATCAAAGATCCATATCGTAGAGCAGTCACTGCTATATGTCTTGAAAATGTTGAAGCTCAATATGCTCAAGATCAAACTGGTAGTGGACTCTTAACGGAGGGAGCAGCTACTACAACTATGGGATTGGCTCAGACACACGCAAGTTTGGGTGGTCTAGCAGGAAACCCAACCCACGTAAGTGCTGACTTTGCAGATCCAGTTTTGATCTCAATGGTTCGGCGTGCAATGCCTCAACTCGTAGCTTACGATGTTTGTGGTGTTCAACCTATGTCCGGCCCAACTGGATTGATTTTCGCACTCAAGAGTCGTGTCGATTCAATGACAGGTGCAGAAATGCCTGGGGTCAATGTTGACTCTGTTACAAATGAATCGGGTGCATCAAGTACAGGTGATACTGTTAAGACGCCTGGTCTTTTGATCACTGCTGGTGACGGATCGGGTCAAACTGGTACAGAATATGCTGCATCAAGTGGTTTAACAAATGCTGTTGGTGAGGGTGATGTCACTGGTGAAATGTCCTTCTCGATTGAGAAGATTTCAATCGCCGCTGGTACACGAGCCCTGAAAGGTTCCTATTCAATGGAACTGGCACAAGACCTTCGTGCAGTTCATGGTTTGGATGCAGAAGCAGAACTTGCTAACATCCTGTCTGGAGAAATCCTTGCAGAGATTAACCGTGAGGTTATTCGTAAGATTTATATCAATGCTGCAGTTGGTGCCCAAGTTGGTACAACAACTGGTGGTATTTTTGATCTTGATACTGATTCCAATGGTCGTTGGATGGTTGAGAAATTCAAAGGTCTGATGATGCAGATTGAAAAAGATGCAAATCAGATTGGTAAAGACACACGAAGAGGAAAAGGAAACATTCTGATGACTTCATCTGATGTTGCTTCAGCTCTTCAGATGGCAGGTATGTTGGATTATGCTCCTGCAATGAGCACAGATCTGAATACAGATACTGCTTCGACTACTTTCGCTGGTGTTCTTAACGGACGTTATAAAGTATATGTTGATCCATATGCTGATGCGAATGCAGCAGAATACTACTGTGTGGGTTATAAAGGTGATTCGCCAATGGATGCTGGTATATTCTATTGTCCTTACGTTCCGTTGCAAATGGTTCGTGCGGTTGATAGTGACAGTTTCCAACCGAAGATTGCTTTCAAGACACGTTATGGTCTGGTTGCAAATCCATTTGCTGAAAATGCACTTGCTTCAACTGGTCGTATAACAGGTGCTCTTGGAGCTAATCCTCACCTTAATGTATATTACAGAAAAGCTCGTATTTCCAACTTGATGTAATACTTGACCTACATATAGTAGGGTTTCAAAAAGGGAGTGGAGAAATCTACTCCCTTTTTTTGTTTATAGTGATAATTTTCCAGTGAGGTCATAATGATTATAGTGATAGGAAATGGTCAATCAAAATCTATTTCAGATTTTAATCTTTTTAAAAAACATATTACGTATGGTTGTGATTTAATTTATCGTAAATTCATACCAAACCATTTAGTCTGTCAAGATATCGATGCACAATTGGAATTGATAACAAATGATTTAACGAAAAAATACAAATGTTATTTTAGAGGATTTAATTTAATTCCAAGCATGCACTATGATATGCTCAAACAGACAACCGATAAAAAATTTAAAATCGGAGAGAATCAACCAAAAACAGACAATTTTGTTCAATTTGCACATGAGGGGATTATGTATTTCATTTGGATTGATTCATCTGATCCAACTGAAAATGTTGAATGGTGGGATGATGAATGGATTTCTGATACAGTTGCGCTCCGATTGGCTTGTCAACAAAACCCAAGTGAAACATTTTTTTATTGTGTGGGATTCGATTATTTTCATGATCAAACCAGTGAAGGAATATATCTTGGATCTTCTATTACAGAATTTCATGATAAAAATCAAGATTCTTGGATTGGTCAACACAAACACATAGAAGAGGAATTTCCAAATTCTAAATTTATTTTTGTTGGAAAAGACATGAGTTATGAAGAGTTTGAAAATCTGTTGAATAAATAGTATAGAAGGACAAACAAGGAACTCCATGGCCGCAGTAAATAAAGTACCAGACAATTTAAACTATCTTTCAAATATCAGTTTTCGACTGACAATGCAAGATGCTCCAAACTTGACTTGGTTTTGTCAATCAGTTAATGTTCCGGGCGTTTCCATTGATGCGATAGATTTTCAAACTCCATATTTAAATATACCTCAGGCTGGTGCAAAAGTTACATTTGAAGAATTATCGGTCAGATTTATTGTAGATGAACATTTGAAAAATTGGATGGAAATTTATGATCGTATAACTGCATTGGGACTGGCCAGAGGGGGAGAGGAATATCGTTTATTGAAAGCAGGAGGGGCCACCATGACTCCACAAGGAGGAATAGTTTCAACAATTGTTCTTACTATTCTAACAAGTGCAATGAATCCTCAAATGGAATTTCATTTCTATGAAGCATTTCCCATCACTATTTCTGCGTTAGAATTTGATAGCGCAAATCAAGATTTAGAATATTTTACTGCCACTGCCGGATTTCGTTACACAAATTATGAAATAAAGAATCTATTGAATAACTAAAAAATTATGAAAATTGAAGATATTATGGAAATGTGGGGGGAGGACTCTCACATTGACGATAAAGATTTGGACAACGAATCTTTGAAAATACCCAATCTACACCAAAAATACTTAGACATATATTCCAAAGAGAAACGAAAGTTGAGTGATCTCAAAACTCACTGGAAAGTTCTTTTTCAACAACGT